AGAAAGATTAACAACGTTAAGTTTCCACGAGAATTACTAATCAGACGCACCATTCCACATAATCAATTCCCTCCACAGGGAATTGTAGTAACAGCTATCGACACTGCATATAGTACAAAGAAATGGGCAGATTATACAGTAGCCATTACCGCTTTAATATTCGGTGGAAGGTTCTACATTATCAACATGTTACGCGGAAGATTCAATGAAGATGAACTTCCGAAAGTCATAGCTAATTCTGGATACAAATGGAAGCCAAAGAGAATCGCAATTGAAGATTCCGTAGGCGTCAAATGGTTCGGAAAAGAGTTAAGACGCGAGATGGACAAGCTTCAGATTAGCATTCCTGTTGAGTATGTTACCCTTGGGTATGGAAGTAAGTTACGTTCAAAGCAATTGAAAGCCAAGCCAGTGTTAAGAATGCTTGGTGACGAGCGCATGTACTTCCTGAATTCTTGTGAAGGTCTTGAGGATATTTACAACGAACTTGAGAAATTTACCGGCTCTAGTACAGACCAACATGATGATATTGTGTCAGCAATTTCACTCTTAGTCGAACAGTTTGGTAGTTATGCGGACATGGACAGTAGGATAAATTCTGTTCAATCTGACTATGCCGCCAATTTAAAGTCGAAAGCCATACATGATAAGGTTTACTGTTTAGGTAAATATGCAAAATTTAATGACAATGGAGTTATAGAAGAAAATCCAAAATCAGCGTATCAAATACAGCAAGTCGCACAACAAGTGCAAGAGCCGTACTTCGATCCTTTAGCAGATGTGATGCAGTGAGGTTAAAATGGCCCAAAAGACTTTTAATCAGATTAAGGAGTCTGTTCTTACTCAATACAAGAAAGATTATCCCGATGAAAGCCTTTATGGGAGAATTTTTTCCTTGTATATTTTAGATAGATATGCTAAACTATTGTTTAGGTTGTATGAGAAAGCTGAGAAAGGGAAAAAGTAATGCATGTGTATTTGATTCAGAATGTTGTGAATGGAAAGTGTTACGTTGGACAGCATAGTGGAGATGATTTAAATTGGTATTTTCTTGAAAACATTAAAGCAGCATTGCGTGGCAGCAAAGGAAAGACATTACTTTATCGTGCCATTAGAAAATACGGAATAAAAGCATTTACTATTCAATCTATCTACCAACCAAAAGATAAACAAGATATGGATAATGCAGAAATTTCTTATATTAAATTTTTTGGAACACAAAATGCTGAAATAGGATATAACTGCACCGCAGGTGGAGGTGGTGTTTTAGGATTTAAATTTTCTGATGAACAAAACGAAGAGAATAGACAACGCGCCTTGATTCAAGGAATTCCAAAAGGATTTCGAGAAGGACAAAGAAAATATTTAGAAAATAGAGTATTTTCTGAAGAACATTTAAAAAAATTATCATTAGCTAGAAAGAATAAGCCCTTAACCAAAGAACACAAGGCAAAACTCCGTAAACCAAGAGTAATATCAGCCGAAATGAAATTACATCTTTCTGATGTGCGTTCAAAAAGAATCATATCTGAAGAAACAAGACAGAAAATGTCATTGTCTCAAGAAAGGCGGCGTAAGCGCGAATTAGTAGGAGTATAAAATGGCATTACTTGAATCTGATGGAAAGAAAGGTCTTGCGGATTTAACTCCTAATGATTATAATATAAAAGGAGAAATTACTAATAAAGAGGCAGAGGTTCAGTTAGTTTTAGGCGCGGCAAGTAAAGCTGAGAGTTTTGTACAATCGAAGCAATATGCCTTACTTTGGAGGGACGCGGATTTATTGTTCCAATCGCCGCGTCCACTGTCGGTATATGAAAATTCATATATCCTTGAACCAAATGTGCAACGATTTACTGTTGCGAAAGTAGTTAACGCGATAGTCCCACAGTTATATAAAGGGCTTTTTTACACCGATCCACCAATGGTTTTGCGTCCCCGTCCAAATACTTCACAGAACACAGTAGATGCTAAAACTTCTTTGTTTTCAGCATTACTGGATGATTGTGACTTTAAAATGGAAACAAAAATTGGCCTCGAACAAATGGCCCTTTTTGGGACAGGTATATGGAAGTGGGGTATTAAATACAAGACAGTATATGACAAGAAACGTATACCAACTGTAGATAAAGTTGAAGCCGGTCCCATTGGCTACACATCTAAGAACATGATTCCTAGAGACGAGCCGCCTCAGATTAAGATTAAGAAACGCTATGTTCCGCGTCCTTATTTTGAAAGCTGTCAACTTGATCGCGTTCTTGTAGACCCTCATACTTCATTTGGTGACATTCGCAGAGCAGATTTTGCTATTCACCAACGTTTCATGGACTTTTACCAGTTACAAGAATTGGTAAAAGGAATTGCCGATCTTCCAGAAGGCCATCCAGATAAAGAAGGATGGGAATTACCTTCTGAAGCTGAGTTAAAAGAGTGGTTCATGCCTCCGTCAAATGCAGGGGATATGGGCGAATCTGTAACTCAACAGGCAATGTATGTCAAAGGAGTAGTACATCACTCAGAAGACATTAACATTCAAGTTTCTCCAGACCTTCTGCTAAAGAAGCTGGAAATATTAGAATATTGGGATAAGAAAAGAAAGATCATTGTTGTTCAACGTAAGAAGAAGTTGTACTCAGGTGAGAATACATTTGGAGTTCTCCCATTCCTTTCAGCTAATTGGTGGAATAGACCAAGAGCATTTTACGGAATGGGATTGGGCCTGATTGTCGGACAGAATCAGCGTGTTGACCAAGGAACTATCAACGCTATCCTGAAAATCCTGTCATTCGGCGTCAACCCTATGTACTTGCGTAAGCGTGATTCAAATTCACCTACGCAGATGATTCGTACAGGGCTAGGACGCATTCTGACAGTTGACGGGGAAGCTAAAGACGCCTATCACTTACTAGAGACGCCTAAAGTTCCATCCGATGTGTGGTCCGCGTTGGCTGAATCCGAAAAAGCTACAGAAAGTAGCTCAGGAGCCGATGCACAACTCGTGCAAGGGTCTTCTGCGGGTCCAAGATCATCGATGGGACGCACAGCAACAGGTGCTACCAATCTGGCAGGAGCAAGTGCAACACGTTTAGACGGTCCTCTTGATAATTTTATCGAACAGGTTTTCAAACCGTGGCTGTACATTCTTGATATGTTGGTATTCGAGTATTTCTCTGATGCAGAGATTTACAGAATCCTTGGAGACGAAAAAGGGAAAGACTTCGAAGTTGATTTGACCGCGTTTCACGAAGGTGTAGTTGAATATGAGGTCTTAGCCGGTGCAGCATTGGCCGCTAAGAGAACGATGAGTCAATCAATGACCTTGATTACTCAGATTTTTGAGAACCCAACAATTCAGCAAAACCTAGCGGAAATCAACGAAGAGTACATTGACTTCAAACAAATCCTAAAGATGTGGATGGAAGCAAGCGAATGGAAGGACTTCAACGATATTGTCAAACCAATGACACAGGATATGAAGAACAGACAACAGCAAAAGTCCCAAGCCGCACAACAACAATCTAAATTGGCAACACAACAAGCCATTAGTCAACAGAATGCGCAACAGAAATCACAGCTACAAGCACAATCCATTGCGGGACGTATCCAAGAAAGATTGATTGTTGGTGCTGTATTGAATAGTGCAAAGGGAGAAGCTAATGAAGGCGAACCTGATCTTACAGGGTTAGGTGGTGAGGAGCCAACAGTAGAATAGTAATGTAAGCGAACGGTTACATATTGGAAAGTAACCGTTCGTTGTCATCCTTGGGAGGGGAAGGTATGAGCCTTAAATTTTGGACTAAGAAAGTAAAATGTGTTCCAGAAGAACTTAAAATTTCAGAAGTAAATAATATCCCATGCGATGGAAATTACTGTGAACAAGCATCACCTAAACCAAGAAAGCAACCATTTCAAGAGGTTGATCCATTTGATATAATCGAACAAAAAAACCGTTTGTTAGATGAAAAACATCATACAATTTGTGACTTGCAAAACATCATAAACGAATGGGGTGAATGTTACCAACGCCAAGCACGGTATGGATTTCAAGATACTAAGCATATCGAAACGTTGAAACTACTTTGTGAAAGTAGAGAATTAGAAATATATAAACTTTGGGAATGTATCGAGACTTTGAAAAGCATAATCGCAGCAATGAAGAAACGTCGCAAGAAATAAAATCCTTGGGAGGGGAGATGAGCGATAAGAACGCATTAGAAGGGTTCAACCCCGAAGTTGTACTTGACCGCGCAGAGCAGAGCCATTTAGCTTCAGTAGTTTCACAACCCGGTTTCGCAGTTATTCAGAAGATTGGAAAATCTATTGTAGACCAATTCGTTCGTGTAGCTATTAACCAAAAAGAAGATGAAGATGTGTTAAAAGCACACAGAAACGCCAAAATTGCAGCACAGATTTATACAATGCTTATTGAGCATATTAAGACAGAAGTAATGATGTATATACAGATTAAGGATTCAGAGGAACCAACGGTTGTTGAATCTGGAGATAATTTAGAACTACAAGATTTTAATGAGGAAGAGGAGCCTCCGATATATGAGTGAAGTTGAGAATCCAGTAGTAGAAACTCCTGTTGAATTGAAATACGAATACCAACCTGTTGATGAAACAGGAAGACCTATCGGCGGAAAGCAGGTAATTAAGTATACGACACAGGAAGACTTAGTAGCGCAACTTCAAAATCAGAATATCCTTTTGATTAGGAAGCTTCGTGAGCAGACTAAGAAAGTGCGTCTTGGAATTGAAGAGAAAGAAGAAGTATCAGAAGATGCGGTACGATTTCCCGGATTTACAGAGTTCAATCCACGCGAACTAACAGATGAAGAACGTTACGATATTGCCCGTAGATTGGCAGACCCTACAACGTCTTCTCAGGCGGCACAGGAACTAGTTGAAGCACAGCTTGGAGCGCCATTAAGCACTCTTGGGACAACGATTCACACCATGCAGCAAGATAATCTTACGCTAAGGGCAAAGATTGAAGCTAACGCATTTGTTGCGGATAATCCAGAATACTTTAAGTGCAACGAGAATTTCGAAGCCCTTACATCATGGATGGTTCGTTATGATCTTGCTCCAGTAAAGGCGAATTTTCAGAAAGCATACGATACGTTGAAGACTCAAGGACTTCTTATTGAAGGGAATGCTCCCGTTGCTCCAGTGGTTGAGACTGTACAAGATACACCGGCACGAGAGGAACTTCCTGTAGATGATGGTGTAATTATTCAAAGGCGCGTTCCGATTAACATTACAAAAGAGAATTCGTCTAGTTCGGGCACTCCAGTAGCTATTGGAAGTGACATTACTTATGTGGTTAATGGTCAAACTTTGACAGGGCTTCGTGCTGTAGGTGCCATGCCGTCAGAAGAATATAAGCGCCGGTTGCTTACAGATAAGAATTTTGGAAAGCAAATTGACCAATTAGAAGCAGCCGCTAAAAAGAGAGGCTAACATGGTTATTCGTGACTATGAACCCTCTGATTTTCCATTCATTATGGAAATTGAAAAAAATACACAAGAATTTCCTGCCCCGCAAGAATTCGTACTTACTAGTATTGAAATCGGAAGGGCGTGGGTAGCAGTTGAGGGTGACGATATTGTAGGTTTCATTATCGGAAAGCTGAAACACGGCATTCCATATGCAAACAATGTAGCAGTATCGAAAGATCACAGAAATAAAGGAATTGCTACTAAACTCTTTGCCAAGTTCGAAGAGTATTTTGGCTCATCGCAGAAATCTGAAAACAAGATGTTTTGGCTTCAGGTATATGCAAACAATCCAGCACAAAAATTATACTTCGATTTGGGGTATAGAGTTAGCTGGATTGACGAACATTATTACGGAGATTGTAAACATGCTTTAAATATGTACAAATCCGTAAGACCAATTTCGAACAAAGTTTTTACCGCGTCATATTAGTGTCCCTAGATCGACTAGTGTAAACAATATGAACGCGTAATGGTATCGCAGTCGGATTACTGTAGAACCACCAAAAAGCGTGAGGCAACTAAGGTTGAAGTCTTAACCTTAGTCATTGAAATAGCAGTCGGATTACTGCTTCAGTAAATGACGCAATAAGGACAGAAGTTCTTATTATTTTAGGAGGATTATAATACGAATTTCCTTTTAAGGAAATACTATAATGGCTGGTTATTCACCATCTAGTAATAGTCAAGCAAATCTGCCTCAGTCAACAGTCAGATACTACGATAAGAAATTCAGAGAAAACCTAAAGGCTTAAGAATCAGTAACTTACTGTTTGGGCCTTTTAAAACTTGACTAAATCGGTGGACCTGTGATATAATGTTTTATTATGTCAGACAATACCGAGGAAACGAATTTGAAAGAAACGAATTATGCATACGCAGCCGGTTTAATTGATGCTGACGGGAGTATTTATATCTCCAAAAGCATTAGAAAAGACGGCTACACCAGTTACGATCCAACTTTAATGGTGCGTTCCACTTATTTACCAACTATTCAATGGTTGATAAGTAAATTTGGAGGAACTTATGATAAAACAAAATGGAAGGATAAAAATCATAAAGACTATTATAGATGGAAATTCAGTAGCGACGTACACGCGATTCGATTCCTTGATAAGATAATGCCGTATTTGTGGATAAAGAAAAACCAAGCTATCATTTTGAAAGAGTATTTTGAAATGAAAGGTGCTAATGATAAGGCAAAACGGGAATCTTTATACCAACGAACGACTGAACTTAACACAAACTCATCCGTAACGACTAATACGTCAAGTTTACCATTACAAGGAAAAGTTCGTCAAGCATATTTTGCTGGAATGTTTGATGGAGAAGGTAGTTCTTACATTATTCGAGTAAAACAAAGTAAAAATGCCCATTGCAAAGGTTTTTATTACAGGGCATGTGTGTGCTTAGGAAATACATTTTATAGTCTTATACAGGAACTTAAAAAAGACTATGGTGGATCAGTTAGAGAAAGACCTCCGCACAATGGAAACCTAAACATGCACGAGTGGGATTTAAAGGATAATGATAAAAAGGAGAATTTTATTTTATCAGTTATACCTTATCTTGTTACAAAGAGAAACCAATCGGAAATTGTTCTTAATTTTGTTCGAATGAAAGGTAAGATTAACCCTGAAAAACGCAAGCAAATGTGGATGGCGTGTTCAGAGTTGAATGGTAAAAAGATAGAGTCTGATCTGTATGGTGACATACAGCGTGATCCTGTAGTGATACAGGAATCCTAAACAAAAATACAAACTCCATTCGTCGCGTGCAGTGAGCGTCTTGATCTGCCCATGAAGAGTGGTAACCAGTATATTTAAGAAAAGTTTGTACTGGTTGTAAAAATAAATCTTGCTATATCGGTGGAACTCTGCTACAGTAGAAGTACTACATTGGCAGAAAATACCGAGCTAACAAACATGCCAACAAATAATCTTTAAAGGAGATGGCTACATGTCAGATAAAGCTAAGTACGCATACTTGGCAGGCATTATTGATGGAGAAGGTTGCCTCACAATCGGGGCAGGAAGAAAAGGAAAAGTAACCAATTATAATTCGATTATAATGATTGCTAGTACAAATGAAAAGCTAATACAATGGCTTCAAACAAACTTTGGCGGTAATTACTATAAAGCCGGTAGAGTTTCTGAGAAATGGAAACAAGCTTACATTTGGCGGTTCCTCAAGAAGAAAGATATTGAACAACTTCTACTTGCGGTCCTTCCTTACTTAATCATCAAGCGTGAACAAGCAATTTTACTTTTGGAATTTGTAAGACTTCCACGTTATCAGGAAACCCCTGAGAAACGAGAAGAACTTTACCAAAAGATTAAAGTGCTTAATAAACGCGGTAATGATAGCGTAACGACTAATATGCAGGACTTGTCAAAATCGTTCCAAGATGGAACCAAATTGACAATGAAGATAGAGTCTGAACACACAGGTGACTGTGTGAGTGGACCTTTGGTGACAAAGGATACCCAATAACAAATGTTCCTTTTTGGAACTTTTCATGTATGTGCCACTTGCGGCTAACACAACTCAGACAACTGAGGGTACTGTTGGCAGCGGCATTGCAATTAACGTTCTTACTACAACGGCTACAATCGGGGAATATGCTGATTATGCGAACTTCTCAAGTCTATCTCTTGCTACCGCAATTGATAACACAGTTGAGAACGTGGCGCGTGAACTTGCGTATCGCCTTGGCGAATCTCTAAGCGGCCTTGTACGTGCAACAGCCGATGGCGCAAGCGCTGTTGACTCAAGCGTACTTGTTGCTCTTGGTGCAACATCGTTAACAAGCTTTACAACACTTAGCCTGAATCAGATTCGTAACTCTGTTCAGAGCCTTGCTGGTCGTTCGGTTCGTCCGTTCGATGAAGCAAGTAAGACATTCTGCGGTGTAATTCATCCATTCTCTCTTGGTGACGTTCTTGCTGACAACAGCAATGATTCGCCAATTGATATCTTGAAGCACACTCCAGTAGGTCTTGCGAAGATGGAAGACCTTATTTCTGTTGATTTGACAGAAATGATTGAACTACCTTCAACGGGCGTTCGTTTCTTCCAGACAAACCAAGTCACATCTACTGCGAACTATAAGGGCGTAACCGGCCTAACGGCTCTACGTACCTATATCTTCGGGCGTGATGGCATCTTTAGCATCAAGCTTGGCGCACAAGGTGACACTGGTTTTGGTGACGGTGAGTGGCAGAATATCAAGTGCAACATCAATAGAATCAATGATTTACAGCAATCATTGGTTACGGTGTCCTACTAATCGAAAGATAGTATGGAAAAATTATCTCTAATTGACTTGAACCCTGAAATGGCAACAAGGCGGAAGCTACTTCAAAGCACCGTGAACGACTAAATGAGATAAATCCCTTGACAAATCAAAGGATATGCGATAGTCTGGACTTATGGGAAAAACAACAAAAATTAATAGAACAGGTATGCGATATGGACGTTTGCTAGTCACTTCACAAGCCCCTTCAAAGCATGGGTATGCAAGATGGTGGTGCTTATGTGATTGTGGAAAAACTAAAAACGTTAGCGGTACTTGTTTACAACAAGGCAGAATAAAAAGTTGTGGGTGTCTTCGCAAAGAGACATGTACTTTAAGAGTGTCTTTGAATTCAGAAATTAACACACTCAATACAGGAGACGCAGCTTTTAATCAATTATATGCAACATATTGTAATAATGCACACATAAAAGGAAGAGAATTCACCATTACTAAAGAACAATTTAAAGAATTTACTACTTCTAATTGTATATATTGTGGTGATGGTCCGAAAAGTATAGGAAAAAGTTCTACTGAAAAAACCGGGGTATATTTATATAATGGTATCGACCGGGTAGATAATAATTTAGGATATACTTTAGGAAATTGTGTAACTTGTTGCAAAACATGTAATTGGATGAAAAGAGTACAAACTCAAGAAGAATTTTATGAATCTTGTTGCAAAGTAGTAAACTACTTTAAAAACCATAAGAAATCGGCAGAAATGACCGATTCTATTCTAAGTTAAATTATTTAGAATTAGTAACATACGCGTACAAAATGCTGAACCAACAGTTGCGGACCCTAGAATTTTAGCCTTTGGGGTCTAAAAAAGTTAGTTGTTAAGGAATTATAATTGGAAGGCTTGATTCCGGGGTGGACTTCTTACAGAGTACACTTCACAACTAGCCTCGGCCCTAAATGTTAAGTATTGGGGCGAGTAATAAACCCACTCTGATTGACTTGGAAGCTGAAATGGCTAACAGGGCGGAAGTAAATATCATTCCATTATGGAACGATATTGACACCGTGAGAGACTAAGTGAGAGGGCATCCGAAAGGGTGATGCGATAGTCCGAACTTACGAGAAATGAAATCGTAAGAGATGAGCAGAAATGATTCATCCCTCGAAAGAGAGTAACAAATTTGGATACTACAATTCGTATTCGTGAAATTGACGCCGCAAGCGCAATCAGCTAATCGGATTGAATAAACGTTGAGGGAGGGTAATTCCTCCCTTGACAATTTATATGTTTTGTGGTACAATTAAAGAATGGGAAACTTTGTAGATTTATCAGGACAAAAGAAAGGACGTTTAACAATCCTATCATTGGAAACTCCACTGAAAGGAAGAAAGCGTTGGCATTGTGTTTGTGATTGCGGTAAAACTAAAGTTGTTGCGGCCAATCATTTAACTAATGGTCACGTTAAAAGTTGTGGATGCTTAAACGATGAATTGCGAATAGAAAGGAACATAGCTAGAGATAATCACGGAATGCGTGGTACTCCAGAATACAATGCTTACTATTCTGCAAAGAGACGTTGTAGCCCTACAAACAAAGAAAAACGAGCGGATTATTTTGATCGTGGTATTGTCTTTGGGTTTACCTCATTTCGTCAGTTTTACAACGAAGTAGGACCACGCCCAGAAGGTATGTCCCTTGATCGAGAAGATAACGATAAAGGTTACATTCCGGGAAATGTCAGATGGGCTACCGCAGAACAACAAATTAGGAATCAGCGTTGTAATAATTGTTTGTCTCTCAAAGATAAACTTTTTACAGCAGAAAAAAGAATTAAAGAACTTGAGATGAAAGTCTCGCACCTAGAAAGTGGGTGCTCTCACTTTCAATAATAGGAGAATTAATGAGTTTACTAAATCAAGTATTTCAAGGCAATCCTAGTTTACTTGGAGTTGTAGCTGCCGGTGGTTCTTCCATCGCGCCTAATCTTGGCGTAGACACAGTTGACAACACCATTTACATTAGTGCAGGAGCCGGTTGGGTGCCCCTAACGGGCGTGGCTTTGAGAAGTATTGCGTCGGCACAGGTAGCAAATAACGCTAATGTAACGACATTTACTGCTCCTGCTTCTGGATTATATCAAGTTGATCTTTATGAAGTATCAACTAACGTCCCAACAGGTGCTACTCTTCCTGCCGTAACAGTTACATACACAGATTTAGATTCAAACACATCTGTAACAGATACACTTGCCGATGTTACAACTGTAAGTGCTGCTGGTGTTGTGAATCAAGGAAGATTTCTAGTTAACGTTGCAGCCGGTGCCACAGTCGTAGTTGCTACCACAAGTTATGCCGCTGGTAGCGGAACAGCACTTGCCTATACTATTAAAGTTCGTATCAGCTATCGCGGCTAATTAAGGAGAATCATAAAAAATGGCTAACATTCAAGAATCATATCCTACTCAGACTACAGGTTTGGGCGTTGCCGCGAAGATTTCGGTTGAAGGTAATCAAGATACGAGCACAACTCCCGGCTATAATGATATCGTTTTATCATTGAGCGGAACCAATGGTCAAACAACTTTTCAGCTTAACCCACAAATTCAAGATGTAGCGGGTAACGAGATTGATCCCGGAACATCGTTTGTGCTTACCTCAGTAGCGTCTTCTTCACCCGGCGCATTGACTCTAACATCTGTTGCTGCTTCTGTAAATGGAACAGCGGCCTATACAGGAACAATCACAGGCGGCGGTTCTAATGCTTTGGTTGGTTTCTTGTTTACCGTTGCTGGATTTACCGGTGCTAATAACAATGGAACTTTCATTGCTACTGCTTCGACAACTACAGTTCTGACACTTGAGAACGTAAACGCTACAGCAGAGACACATGCAGCTACCGCAACTTCGGAAGAAGGAACGGCTGTTTATACCGGAACTATTGGCGTTACAGCTAATAGCCTTGTAGGGCAAACATTTGTTGTGGCTGGTTTTGCAGCTACTCCGGGCAATAACGGAACTTTCATTGCAACAGCTAACAATGGGTCTACAACACTTACTCTTGAGAATGACAATGCAGCGTCAGAAACACATGCAGCTAAAGCGACAGTACAGGAGTCAGTTGGTAACACAT